GAAATCAGCCTACGTCTAGTTGATTACTTTGTTACCAATTACGCAAAGAAGATGAATACCTCGTTTACCAAGGAGAATCGCCATTTCCTCGTTTATTTCAATTACAAGCGCGAACTCAATGCGTATTCTAAGCGTCTTTTTGACCCATTTTGTCGCCGTGAACGCATTCAGTTTGAGGCGCGCGGTCAGACCCCTTTCGTCACCACCGTCGGTCAACTCAACTTCTTCCGATGGTTCATTGAGAAGGAGATTTATGACTATGTTCTAGCAAATCGCGAGTCTATTGAAAAGGATATGAACAATACGCTTAAGGAGCACTATTCCCGATCAAATAGCACAGTATCCGCGGGAGCATCTGAGTCTCTAACAAATAGTGTTGCGTCTGGTGTGTCGGCTGGGGCGGGGTCTGCCGCAGGCTCCGATATCTCTGTCGCTACGCCGCCGGTGGCTGGCGACACAGTCAAGTCGTCCCGTAAGAAGCGTTGCGAGCTCACGACTTCCGCCATGAAGAAGGTGAATATTCACGAGTGCGAGGTGGTCGTCTCGTTTAGTTAGACCAATAATCATTTCAAATCAGGGCAGAACGTGCCGGTTTGTAAAACCGGCGGTTTAATTGTGGAGACATAATAAGATGGGGCTATTGGTTGGTATACGCGCCTGGTTAATACGTATATGGCACTTTTTACTGTGCTCTATAGTCATCTTTGGTGCATTATTTTCAACAAATTTTCAGGAATGCTTCGTTATCTTAGGACTATTAGTGTTTATCATTGCCTCGCAGCGGGTTTACAAACGCTGTATATTTACAGAGTATGAGAAAGCCGACGGGCTTCCAAGTATGTCCGAAATTATGAAGAGTATTGTATTACACAATGATTCAACGGTGCCCCTGGCGTCGTTTGAACTTATGCTCGGTAACATTTTTGTATTTATTCTCGTATTCCGTATGATATCAATGGCGGTAATACCGTCAAAAATACTCTTTGCTTGATTTATTTCTTTTTAAACACCATTTCCAGCACAAAGAGCTGGCTTGGATTGCGCGCTGGCAATATCTTATACTGCTTAGGATACTGCCTGACCGAATGAAGTAGTCGTACTTCGCACCAGTGCTGATAGTTCGCCTTCTCTTTTGCACTCTTAGATTTCGTATCCTTCCACTCCCTCAGATTCTTATTATGCCACGCAACACCATAACGGTCCACGCCGTTGCTGTCGTCCAGCGGTACTAGGGCAACGGGGAAATTCTCCCAAATACCCTTACGTAGTTTGAGATCCGGTACCTTAAAATCGTCTAATATTTCCTTAACATCCGCCGCCACATTTCCGTAGCGATTACCGTTGCCAATACGCATCGTATTATTTCTATTAATAATTGCGTGAGCTTTGTGCGGTTTATTATTACGGGTTTTATTTACCGCAAAAAATTTAGGTTTCTTCTCGTTTTCCGCAACTATATTTCCCCATTTGACATTTCCGTTTAGCATTGCCTGGTAAATGGGGTCTTTAGCAAGTGCTTCCGCAAGTGCCTTTGAGGGAGACTTCGGCGACGGCATTCCTTGTAATGGATTGCGGATTTACTTATGCCGCCAATCATCCTGCTTCGGTCGCAAAAGTTCGTACGCTTGAAGTGATTGAATATCGGTCGCCGCCTTTGGTGGTAGCCAACGGTCTTGAAACTGTCGTTGCGTAAGGGACCGATCCGTATCCGTATTGAGTTCGCGGTTGTCCTCGTAGACTGCCGCCTTAAGTTCGCGTATAATATTACGTGACCCATCCCCCTCCGCATCCAAACGCTGCATGTACGGATTATTTGACATCTTTTTTGCAGGAGGGGTAATAGGACCAGGTGGCGGCGCTACACCTAAAGAATCCGCTGTCGCCGGACCCCGTTTAGGATTCGGTATATATTCTGGTTGATTACGATACTGAACCGTATTCGTACGTGACGGAATCGGATTCATATCCATATATGCCGGAGGGTTCCGCTCAAGATTGTGTGAGGATACCTGTGTCGGCGGAGTTGCGTGGAAGAAGTCCCATGCACGGCTATTAATCGCATCGCGCGCATTGTACTCTCTACGTACTCTTACTACAGGGCAACTAGGAGGTAAAATTGTAGGATCGCGGAGACCAGGGTAGCCGTACCGCTTTGACCTTTCATAGGCATCCCAACGTTCTTCTGTTGAATCCATTCTATCTTTGGTAATGTTCTTCTATACGGACTATACCGCTTTGAGCGCTTCACGAATATAAGATCTTGTAAGGAGTCTAAACCTTTGGCGCATTAAATATAATAATAGGAAATGTTTCGTGTAAAGACAAGACGAGTGAAGCGTGCATCATCTCCATTACCCGTAATTCCTCCATCACCACTCCATAGTTCGTCAGCGATTACTGATATTTCAGGGTCTGTTCCTCCTATGGATATATCAGGTGCCTTACTGGCAGCACCTGCACCTACAACATTAATGGGACGTCTTACGAATTTCTTTGAAGCCGAATCGCACGCTGCCTCTACTACCAAGCCGTGGCTAAGATTAGAGCGCGGTCTCCGTCTACAAAAACTACGTACTTTCGCCGAATCGTATCCAGGACTATCCGTAGAGGAGAAAGAGAATCTTAATAAGGCACTTGTAAAGGCTAATGACTCTAAACTTCTTAATACAAAGCAACAACTCGTTTATGAAGAGGGAAAGATTCTAAACATCCGTGGTTTAAAAATAATACGCGATGGAGATCCAACGCACTCGGCGTCCTTCAAAATTGAGGTACATCGTCTAACCAAGAAACGAGGCACAAGTGACCCATGATACCACGAAAACAACAAAAATGTCTACTAATATAGGAATGCCTTACTCCGCATCCATTTTATGGTTGGATGATTGGATATCGGTAGATCCGCCTCTGCTTCTTGATGAGTACGACTTAACGGCGTGGATGGACCAAGAGATGACAGAGGCGAATAAATTCTTCATTGATACCGCCTTTAAATCTACGCGTGCAAAAAACGACGCAATTGTCATCCTCCGCGCAGTTTATTACGAGTATTTCCTGTTTTGCCAAGAGATTGCGTTAAAAAATTTGGATGCGCATCCTGAAAATGTAAAGCGTCTCAAAGAGTTGCCACAATCCGCACAGAAATCGGCGATGTGGCATAACGAAACCCTAGAACTTCTAACAGGTCACGAGTTCGGCAACGTTGTTTATGGAACGGCAAACGGAAAGGGTTTGGTCGCCGCAAAGAAGTGTGGAACACCCGTAGTCGTCAACGAGCACGAGCAGGCGACCACATCACAGACCGTATATACCTTTGACGCCGAAGGGAAACTATCGGCGTTCAAATGGGGGTGGCGATTTGAGCCAGTTGTGCGCGATCTGTACGAGCGGTGTTTTGCCGAAGGCGAAGTATTTGACGGTTTAGGACGTATTCGGCATCCGTTTCTGCCGCGTTTAGCAGCGTCGCCTGATGGCATTATCACCAGCGGACCCCGGTGCGGACGGCTCGTTGAAATTAAGTCCCCTATTACCCGTGAGCTCAACGGTATTATTCCACCGGATTATTACTGCCAAATGCAACTTCAAGCCGAAGTCTGCGATGTGAATGCGGTGGACTACATTGAGATGCGTTTTACATCTATGATGCTCAAAAATGCGAAGTATTCCGCCGCGGTTTCGGCAAAGAATCCGTGGATGGGCAAAATCATGGTTGTTGCTAAACCGCCTGTAAAGGTCGCAGTTGAGCGGGAAACGGGAACTGTAATGGAAGATAAGTACGACCTTGAGACATATGAATACCGTTACAGTCCTTTATTTCCTTCCACGGAGTCTGGATTTGCAGAATGTTGTGCCTGGATTCCGAACAATATAGATGGATTGGTAGTGCTGGAGGAGACGGTGTGGTACGTCTATGACCTGTTCACGAAGACGGTTCCGCGCAACCGTCGTTGGTGGGCAGAAGTAGGGCAGCCGGCGTACGAGGAGTTCTGGGTTGAGGTGGAAGCGGCACGAAAGGACGGACGCTATGGTGAGAAGGCGTTGTTTGTTTTGGAATCGGACTCCGATTCGGATAAAGAGGCTGTGGTTGTAGCTCCCGCGGCTATTGGTTGGCTCGGTGTAGACTCAGATTAGTATATAAAGATATGATAATTTGTATAAACAAATGAACGTTTTTATACAAATTGGCACAAATAACGGCGATGACAATTTTCGTAAGCTTGTTCTAAAACATAAACCTAGTCGTGTAATTTTAATTGAACCAAATTCGAATCTTTATGATGTAATTCTTAAAAATTATAAAGATATTCCAAACGTAATTATTCTGAATCGTGCTATTTATTACGAAGACAACAAGCCTATTGATTTGTATATTGGTGCCAAAAACAAAGAGTACGGATCATTATCTGGTAACGGTATTATTTATACAGATTCACAATTTTCACTTGTGCCGATGAACGATTGGGGTGACAAATCTGATATGGTAAAAATTACAGCAAACAGTATTCGGTTTGATACTCTTTGCTCTATGTTGAATATTTCAGAGATTGATTATTTACAAATAGATACAGAAGGCTTTGATAGTGAAATTATTGATATGATTGATTTTAATATATATACTATTCATCTACTCCGTTACGAAAATTGGGGGTTTAATACGGAAGCATTTACAAAACACAACGACGATAAGGCGCATATACTCGGCAAAGCAGGAATGGAACGAACCGCAAATAAACTCGCTGCTTACGGCTATACACTTAATAATATTAGGGATGAAGACGGAAATGATATTATTGCGAGTCGCAAACCTTTAAAGGAGATTATAGAATTTTATAAGATTAATTAACGCACTGGGTTTGGCGCGGGTAATTTGTGCCATCTGCCGGCGTTTGTCCTATTCCGCCCGTCGCCGGCTCATAAAACGTGCCTAAAAACTCGTGGAACGGCGCTGAGCAGGAATCGGGGTACTTTCGGGGATAGTTATTGGTGCGTTGTAAGTAATTCCGGGTCTTCTTCAGCACTTCGCCGGCATCGTTCTGGTAACATACTTGCGATGTCGTCTTATCCCAGCCCGCCTCCGCCTCCAATACGCCTAATGGTTGAATGTGCGGCGCTAAGAGTTTTTCCGTAGAAACGGAGAAAGCGTCGCCTGGTGAAAGCTGATCCGGCTCCGATGCGCCTACCGGTCCCTCACTTTTAGATGTGTCATACTTCCAGTCCTTGAACCAGAAACCATTGTTCGCTAAGTCCTCTACCGCCTGAAATCCTTCGTGTAGCCGAAATTTATTGAGGCGCGATAAGCCCACCAGAGCAACGGCAAATACCGCAAAGGAAAATACAAGCCAACCTGTAGCCACCATCTTGTTTAGGGATGCGGTAAAAAATTGAGTTCCTTGATGCGTCCGAAATTGGCGAACACATTTCGCAACAATGGAACAGAACATGCAAGTTGTGAAGCGCGACGGACGTAAAGAGGATGTAGCATTTGAAAAGGTACAGGAACGTATTACGAAAGCGGCGGCGGGCTTGACCGTTAATCCTACGAAGGTTGCGCAGGGCGTCCTAGCGCGTATCGTAGATGGTATCACGACCACCGAACTTGACAATATTACCGCAAGCCTATCTTACTCCTGGTCCACCATTCATCCCGACTATGCCGACCTTGCCAGCCAGGTTGCTATCAGCAATCACCAAAAGAATACGCCCGCTACTATGCTTGCCGTCGTGGAGGTGCTGGATGCCGTTTGCGATAAGAAGGGGGAGCCGGCATCCCTACTTGCGCCTGAGTTTGTTACGCTCGTCAAGATGAACGCTGACTTGATTGAGTCACATATCTGCTACGACCGTGATTTTCTGCTGGACTACTTCGGACTCAAGACGTTGGAGCGCGCCTACCTACTGCGTGATACGAACCGTCGTGTTGTTGAGCGTCCGCAGCATCTGTGGATGCGTGTAGCCCTTGGTCTATGGAGTACGGACTTGAAGCGCGCATTTGAGACGTATGACCTGATGTCCCAGAAGTTCTATACTCACGCAACGCCTACCCTGTTCAATTCCGGCACAAAGCGCCCACAGCTCTCCTCGTGCTTCCTTTTGGCGATGAAGGATGACTCCATTCGCGGAATCTACGATACCCTCCAGGATTGCGCACTCATTAGCCAGTATGGCGGCGGCATCGGTCTTCACCTGTCCAATATCCGTGCCACTGGGTCTTTGATTAAGGGCACCGGCGGTATTAGCAACGGCATTGTCCCAATGCTCCGTGTATTCAACAACACGGCACGCTATGTGGACCAGGGTGGCGGCAAGCGCAACGGCTCCTTCGCAATGTACCTAGAGCCCTGGCACGCCGACGTAGAAGACTTTCTAATGATGAAGCGTAATACCGGCTCCGAGGAAGAGCGT